ACTAATTTCATCAAATTATTAAAGACTTAGTAAAAGAAAACTGTTGATTATCAATGGTTTTATCTAATAGCTTTAATAATTTCTTTAATAGTCTTTTACTAAGTTATTGATGAAAGTCATTCTTAGACATAGACGGCGTTTTGAATATTGACACGTCCGGACGGGATGAATATGGTGCGCAGTTTCGGGAATAAAAAAGGTCTCTAATTAGAGACCTTTGCATCATAACGAACCTTTCCTTTCTACAAAAAACAAATCCCTGCCGGACGCTTGATACAGCAGTGCGTTGCGGTTTTCGAGACTCCAAAAAGTCTCTTTAACTGATTCTTCATATATATAATTCCAACTATAAACATCATTGGAATATACTCCGATTTCTGGGTCGTCAAATATGATGACATATTCAACGCCCCCGCTTGGATCAAGAATCACCCCCCGCAACTCGTGCGGGGGATGAGCGAAGTTTATTTGGTGCATAGTTTGTTTGCTTTGAATTCTATCTATTTGCCCATTCCTCGTCCCTCCGGCGGCGATACTCCCGCCAGGCCTCTTGATATGTACCGTAAAAAAGCGCATCGTACGAGTAGTCGTCTCTCAGACGAGAGACGGGTGCCAGCCACGTCGTTCCGTACGTGGTACTTACGTACCACCTTTCTTTTTTCATAGCCGAGGCGATCGCCTCGGCTTCACTTTGCGTTGCGCATTCTATTTGCGCATCGCAGGGAAAAGTAGGCTCTTGGGAGATTGTTATCTCACCAAGAGCTGCGATTACGTAGAATTTTTTGGGGGTGTTGTTTTGCGTTGTCATTGTTGCTGTTTGTTTGAGTGAAAGATTATGATACAAAGATAGCAGGTTGCTCAATACTGTGCAATAGTTAGACGGTTATAAAATGTTAAAATATAGTGGACGGGTTTATAGATAGAATTTCGCAGTAGGTTTTTAGTCTTTCCAACGAAACAGACGTTCGCCCGTCAATATAATTATTAATCGTATGTGGGCTTATCCCTACGGCTTCGCAAAATCCCTTTTTATCGAACGTCCCGTCATCATTACGAAAACCCGCCTCGATCATGAGGCGGGTTATGCGGGCTTGGGTTTCGGGGTATTTAGGCATTAGATTTTACCCCTTTCTTTCAATTCTTTTCGGAGGGCTTTTAGTGCCTCCTTACAAGCCGTTTCGTGGTCGTACGCGCCGGCATGGAAGCCGGCGATCATTCTGCTACCGTCCATTTGCGCAAGCGCGCGACGGTTCGCGCGCTTGTTTTGTCTGCCGTTAAAATTATTCGCTTGAAGCTGAACGGCTGGGACATAAACGATGTAATTCATTGATTGGGTGTTGTTTTGTGTTGTCATTGTTGCTGTTTGTTTGAGTGAAAGATTATAATACAAAGATAGCAGGTTGGTTTGGACTGTGCAATAGTTAGACGGTTAAAGAATGTTAAAAGAAGTAGATAGGCATAAAGTCCGTTGATTTTCTTACCTTTGCGTACATTGTTTTGAGCTAAAATATTTGATCCCCGTATTGGTTGCGGGGATTTTTTTATTACCACGCCCTTAGTATAATCAAAAATATATTCCTATTTTTGCGAAAAATGCTAAGGTTATGCCAATCTACACCTTTCCTGACCCCGAAACATTAACACTTCAAGATAACTTTTCGGTTACTGAAATTCTCGAATTACCCCCCTTAGTGCATTGCACATGGCAGGCGAAAGACTGTGCGGACTTATGGCATAACGTTAAATGTATCAATGATTCGGACTACCAACAGCCCTACGTTACGGGTGATAAGATCATCATTCAAACCCGTTTTCTTGATTACCAAAACTTACCGGATGAATTTCGTTGCCCGCCCCCTTTGAAAGAAGGTAAGGCTATTATGCAGTTACGGTTATTGGATAATCCATTAGTCGTGTACGGGGATGCGAATAAGAACTACCTTTGGAATAATGAATTTGACCCGCCTTCTAATTGCGGAACGGTTGGGCAACCTGTTTGGGCGGGTAATTTTGCCGAATTGCAGACGAAAAACTACGCTAATTTCAGTGAATTTAAGGAGGGTACGCTCACTTTTTGGACTACTTACCCACTGACAACCAACCCAATCGTTACCAGAATAGCGGACGATGTGTTGCAGTTTGAATACGACATAGAGGCATTCACGCAACGTTTTGGAGTGTCCCCATGCAACTCCGTTTACTTGGATTGTTTTAGATATGATGACGGGGTTAATTGGATACAAGCAGACCCTAACGACCCTTATGCACCTAAAACAGAACAGATATTCCCGTTCACCTGTTGCCCCGAAGCCCCGCCATGCTTCGGTTTGGCACGCGACGAATCAGGGTGTTCTATCCCGTCCGACTTTGCCCGCGCGCGGTTTCAAATCGTGCCTAACGTGAATTACGTTTTTGGAGCGGGAAATCAGGCATCGGCAGGCGTTACGGACGTAGGTTTTATCATTATCCGCGAATCCGAACCCTGCCCATCGTGGAATACAGCGATCGATCCATTACTTTTATTTTCCGGTGCTACGGATTTTGCCAATTATATTACCCGTGTGCAAACATGGATTGAAACGAACATACTTTTGCCTAATGATACGATTACCGCGAATACCACGACGGGTGAATTTGAGATATTTTTTCATAAGGTAGATCATCAAGACGACGGGTGGAGTGTGTGCGCTGACCGGCTGAAACTGTGTGAAGTGCGATATAACGCGGGTGTGCAATGCGTTTTCAATTCAGAGTTAAAAGAAATTTCATTCATATTTGACGGGTTTACGGTTGGTGCGGGAACAACAACCGTATCTATTTACCTGACTGATGCGCCTTTCGCTTATACTGTAAATTCAGTCCCCGAAACGTCGTTAAATGACCTAATTCTGTACGTAGTTGACGATTTTAATACGAATGCGCTTGGGGATAGCTATGCTGTGCCATTTTCCGGCGTGCCGAATACGATAAATGCAGGCGGATTCAATGGTATCAAGTTTTACATAGACACAGATCAATATCCCGACGCTTGCGATGGCGTCGGCTGGCAATTCGGCTACGGTAATCCTGCCCTGACTTTATACCCGCGTGTGTACGAAACCGAAATTTGCTGTGATCGGGGGTGCAATGAAAATGAAAACGGGTATGCGTCCTTTGACTTCTACATGCCTGCCAACTTCACGATCAACGTTACCAACCCCATCACCTTCGCATTATTCTACGATTGTGCAAACTTAGTTCCATCTATTGCCTACGGTTTATCAACTGTAATACCTGCGTCAGCAAATTGGAATGACTTTTTGCTAAACATGGTATCGCATTTGAACAATTCGGCCACCATTTCGGCAATGTCGTTGCCTTCCGGCACATATTTTCAGCTTTTTGGGCAAAATATACGGATGCGCGTCCCTGTTTCGGGGCTACCGGCGGTAACATGTGTTACGAATCGTGAATTTAACCTTGCTATCAACTTGGATGACGGTATGAATAATATTGATATTCAAGTCGAAAACAGACATTGGTGTCAAACTGATTGCAGTGTTGCCCCGCCGGAACAACATCAAATCATCATTGATATATTAGACGATCCTTCCTACGTTTTTGGAGACCCAAATAATCATGCTTGGATATATGTTTTACACAACCAAGCGGATTGTGAAGGCGGGTTGCCACCTCCCGGCTACCCAACCACTGCCGACGCGGTGGATTTGCAGGATTATGTAGAGCAATTACAAAAGTGGTTATTGGATTATTTCGAGGATTTTGGGGGCAAAAACAGCTTTTTTGTTCAACCAAACGGGTCTGATTGGCAAATAATTGGCAATATTGACCGATTTGCCTACCGTTTTGGGACTGGTGGATACGATCCGTGCGAAGGATTGAAACTATGTTATGACAATGAAGTATTGGTAAGGGAAAATAAATGCCATTATCAAGTTACGTTCTATGTAAATGCAGTCAATCCGCCCGCTATCGCTTCAACAATAGATGTACGCATTAACTTTATTTGCGGTATTAATCAAACGGGCTTTGTGGTAAACATTCCGTTTGGACCAGGAGATAACCTTATTTCGGTTGTATCAAACATCATATCGCAATTCAATACAGACTTCCCTGAAATAATTGTAAGCACAGGGGCGTTTTTTAATCAAATTGTTTTTCAAATACCCTGCGATCATCCGTTTTTTACGGGGCTGGGATGTGGATGTACGGGCGGATTCTTAGGTACAAATGTAGGTATCGAGGTTTATGCCGGTGGTGCAGGTGGAGATGAAACAAATCCGCCGGTCGGCGCGCCATATTCCAATGTTGCACTTAATCGTGCATTTTCATATGAAGGATGTGTAGAAACTGGCGGGGGATCCGGCACGCCCTTTATCATTAATGCTACATTGACAAATGATAATTCATGTTGTACTGAATGTTACAACCCGTTAGATTATCTGAATTTCAAAGTAAGGATTGATACGAAAACATTTACAACATTCCAAGTTGTATTAAATCAGGAAGGGCGGGGATGTTTTGGGGGATCGGTTTTGAGTTTATTAGTGCCGATTGTTGGGTATGCTTCTAATGAAATTGCCTGCCAAGCCTTAGCTAATCATATCAATAAACGTATTTACGGGGATGCTTTTGCGAAAGCCGACGGGGAAATTTTGACGGTTTGGGTACGCTCTAAATGCGCCTGTCCGCCCGAAACAGAGAGATTTATTGATGTGTTTCTAAATGGTAGCATTATTCAACAATTAAAGCCCGACGACTGCTGTAAAGGCGCGGGAACGCCGGACGCACAGCAAAGCGTAGGGTTAATTATCACTGAAAATAACGCCTGTTGTGATGACTATTTCATCAATGTTACCTTAGTTGATTGCTGTTGTAACCCAATAACCGGACTTACATACACTCCACCATGCGATTACGTAGGTCAGGCGCGCGCAATTTTTGACCTTTCAGGTTTTGATCTAACGGATATTTATGTATCACTTAACGGGCTTGAAGATAGCGCGTTATGTTATGCCGTACAGCCATTTGAATACATCTTTGATGGTGAAAGTTTCTTTGAAGAGCAATTACAGGATTGGGTGAATCAGATTAATATCAACGGAAACCCGGATGTTGAAGCATCGCGGGACGGAATGAAATTGATATTAACATGGAACACTATCTTAGAGGACTGTTGCGGTGCTGAATTGATTTGGTATGTCGGCGGAGTACAGCAACCGCCAGTTACGGTTGACTGTTGCACGGGTACGCCCGTTCCATTCTCAATATTCGATGCGATAGAAGGCTGGATTGTAGGGCAAAACCGTAATCCTTATTTAGAGTTTTTCCAAAACATACAAATCAATCCCGACCTAATACCGGTTGATTGTTTTATGATTAAGATAAACGACAATCGTGGTAATGTTCATTATTCTGAATGCTATAAAAAAGAGACCTGCCTACCAACTGTTCTACTATGTTCTGAATACACCGAAGGGAAAAAGGATTGTGAAGGGAACATATATGGCTTACCGGAGTTCGGTTGCCCCGCCGTGATCGAACCCGTTTACTCAAATTGCGTCCGCGTTAGGGGGGAATTTCGTGCAGAATCTTACGAATATACCACCGAAAATAAGAAACGCACGACCATTACTAAATATAAACTTATTACCGAATTACTCCCGCCATACATGGCTCAAAAAATCAACGCGGTTCTGGGGGGTAAAAACATCACCATCAATGGGATACCAGTCGAATTTGACGGGACAATCAGCCGGGAACGCGAAACGGGGCAAATGTGGGCAATATCGGCGGAATTTACCGGAATCGAATGCGTGAATGATGAAACGTGCGAGTAATATTTAGCAAATAGCACAACCGCAACACCCGTAAAGTTATATTTCCGTAATTAAACGTAAGTAATGCTAATTGTTTGCTTCAAATAGCAAAGAAGCAAAGTTACATTATTTCGCGTGTTATTACTTTTGCGGGAACAATTAAACTAACAAACATGGCAGTAAGTTGTGCTTCCCAATGTGTTACATATATACCACCCTCATCGTCTGAAAATTGCGGTACGAACCTCTGGCGGGGTGGATTAGGTTATCAGGTTTTTGCAACGTGTGATATTACCGCCGAATTACTTGCGGATGGCGTTGATCCTGTTACAAATAAGGTTGTCCCTTCTGTTTGGCAACCTTATTTAGACGCATGTAAGATTCGTATTTCTCCTGTGCAGGGCGAGGGTTCGCTCGAAACGGCAGGTACGAATGAACAGCAAATCTATGCTTGTCGTTTGCCACAGCCAACGGCCTATACACATACGTTTACGTTCATTCAGCGTAACCGCACGATTTCGGCTTTGGATGCCCGATTTTACCGTCATATTTCCGATAATCAGAATCATTTGCAAGTCGGATTTATTGCCTGCCATGAGGAGTTATTTATACCGTTCCTCCCATTTACATTGGTTTCAACGTCCCCGATTGAGGCAACGCGCTCCGGTTTATGGACATTGAATAACGTGTTTTCGATTGAAACATCTTATTCAATCATCGAGCCGGTGCAAGTGAAGGGATTGGCATCTTTGTTATTGGGTAATGCAACCTTTGACTGCAATACCGGTGGTTACGCATACGATAGTTTTCTTGGTACATATATTGAAGACTTATTCGGTTAAGAATGGCAAGTCAGGGAGTAGTATTCTTAGCTTTAGGTGATCGCATTTACGGGCGAATGGCTTTCAATGCTTGTTTGAGCATTAAGGCTAATTGTCCGCACCTCAAAACCGCTATCTTATATGAAGAATCGGCGGTGGTTGACCTAAAGCCGGCACACTGGCGCATGTTTGACGCTAAAAGTGTTTGCCCGACGGAATATTATATCTATGACAATAAGAAATCCTATTTCCGTGCGAAAACACGTTTATATGATTTTACGCCCTTTGATAAAACGCTTTGGTTGGATGCTGATACGATCATTCATACCGGCAAAGGTTCAGAGATTATGGCGATTTTTGATTCTGATAAGGATTATTGCGCACAAACTTACAACCTTCTGAATTGTGATACCGGTAAACGTATCGTAGAAAGCACCTTCCCTGACAATCTTTGGCATCCGCTCAATAACAGCTTAGTCGAAAATTACGAATTACAGGGGAAAGTATTACCACAGATCAATAGTTCTTTCATGTACTTTGTCAAAAACGAACGCATGAAAGACTTTTTTGATGAAGTAAAACGGCTTTGGGCGCAAGGGATTAACGCGGTGCGGACGTGGAGACAGGATTTCCCGGACGAGTTTTTCTTTCACATTGCCGGCGCGCGCTTGGGTGTTCAAACTGACCCCGTTCCATTCGTACCTCTATACGGAGATCATGAATTTAAGGTAGCTTATAACGGCTGGATTGGCGCGGAGGCGGTACAAACCCGACACATTGGAACAATGCTTTATGGATTGAACCCACCGAATCATATTGTTTCGATCTATAATAACTTAGTCAAACGATACCACGAAACCGTAAGACCATTTAACAAAATAGAACCATTTAACCATGTCTCAAAAACAAAAGTCGGAATCCGAGACTAATCCAATAAGCGAAACAATAAATGGTACAGAAGTAGGTACTGTCTTACCTAAGTCGGTAGACAAAATAGCAGACTTTGAAAAGCAACTGTTGGCTTTTGAGCCGTCGGAATATTTGAACATCCGTACCCCGTTCGGTTTCTTTGACTATGACGACCTCTATAAGCAATTCGTAAACAGCGCGGAAAACGGGGATATGATTGTGGAGATTGGTTCATGGGTTGGTAAAAGCACGGTTTATATGGCTGAATTGGTACGCTTTGCCCGCTCACGTGGTAAGGAAATCAATTTTGTAAATATTGATCCGTTCATCGCTGACTGTATTATCACTGCTGACGGTTATCGTTGGGTCGAAAGTTCGCCCGGTACAAAGCATTCCGCTAAAACCGAATTTTTCAAAAACATTGAACCCGTTAAGGACTATGTTAGAACTATTGAAGGATTTTCCGTACCCGTTGCCCAAGAATTTGCCGACGGATCAGTCTTTGCGGTTTGGGTGGATGGTCATCATTCATACGAAAGCGTGTTGGCAGATATGGAGGCATGGTATCCCAAAGTCCGTCAAGGTGGAGTTTTGGCAGGACACGATTACGTTATCGCCGGAGCGCATCCCGGATTTGAAGTAGCCCGTGCCGTCGAAACGTTCGTACATAAATACGCTTTAGGCGTTTACCGGGAACATAAATCTTGGGTTATTTATAAGTAACAAAATGACAATAGAACAAGCATTGACGAACCTACACGCTTTGCAGTGGGATAATTCCAGAGCGAAAGAAATTGCGGAAGAGGTGATGTGCCACTCCCGCATGGATAAGTCATGTGCTAAACTATTGTTAAAACAACATCCTTCGGAAGATGATCACGTATTCAATTGGCGCAAAAATAATTTCGCACATATTACGTATCCGCTTTTTCTGAAGGCAAAGAACTCGATTTACAAGATATTCCAAACGGCAGATCATCGGTGGGTAGCTTCAACCGAAACAACGCAATATCTTAAAGATGCTCGTTTTGGTCATGGAAAAGGTTTATTGTTTGATACATTTATACAACAATACTGCCTACAAGCCATGATTGAAGACCCAAACGCATGGTTAGTTATTGTGCCAAAATTCCCGACTCCACCACCAAATCAGTCTGTTGATGTTAATATGAAAATTATCTGGTCTAAAAATCAGCTTTATGCTGACGAAGACTTGATAATTTTTGCAGACAAAATGTATAGCGGGTTCAATAAGAACGTCGAAAGTGGGTATGCGATTGATCGTGAAAGGGTAGTGCGATTCGTCAAAAACACGAACGGATATACTATTACGGATCAACATTTCCACGAGTTAGGCGAAATACCTTATACTGTTTTGGGTGGGAACATGACGACGGACGGTGTGTTTACGTCTTTCTTCCAACCTTTTGTAGAGTATGCGAATCAAGCGTTAATGTTCTATTCCGAATGGCAGGTTACGAAAAGCTCATGTGCATTTCCGATCAAGGAAATGGAAGAAATCGAATGCCCAACGTGTCATGGAAATGGGAAAATATATTTGGACGATGGTGGATTTGATACGTGTGGGTCGTGCAAAGGGACAGGAATACATAATTACGCTTTTTCACCTGCAACTATTTTCATTCGTCGGAAAAGCAATCCCGGTGAACCCGAAAAAACCCGTCCGATGCTCGAATACATATCACCACCCGTTGATATTATTCAAGAGCAAAAAGCAGACTGGCAACTGATGTTAACAAAGGCATTGGAGTCCCTTAATCTGCAATTCGTGGATGAGGCACAATCGGGGATAGCAAAGGAATGGGATAGAGCAGAATTTTATTCGTTTCTGATGCAAATTGCCGACATGCTGTTTGGTAATGTTGAATATTCAGCTTTGAATTATATCGAGCGAATGCGCAGATTCAATACTGCTGAACCGGTGTTAGTGATTAAACCTACTACGTTCACGATTGAAACAAAAGCCGACTTAACGGATGACTTATTAAAATCTGTTCAATCACCTTTTGATCCTTTACGTGCTGATTCCATTAGTCGTTTGCAAAAACATATCAACGCAAATGATCCTATTAAAATCAAGATCAATGATTTCTTGATTCGCTATGATCCTTTGTATTTGAAAACGACCGCCGAAACATCTATTTATGTAGATACCGGTGTAATGACGCAAGATGAAGCCGGCAAAAGTACGCACGCATATTCCGAACTGCTTAAATTGATTGATGAAGAGCAGGCAAAAATAGATGATAATTTAACTAATTGGTTTTTAGACTCCTCATATGACACCATTGCAACCGCCCTTGACGCAAGAATCGCTGCAATATTGGCGCGTAAGGAACAAGAGACAGCAGACGTACTTCAAAGCCAATTCGGTGGAACAGCTGAAACGGTATCAAGCACAGCCTTCGATTTACGAAGTTAGTTACGACGATCCTAATTTGACATCTGAGATGGCATTAAATAGTATGAAAGATCAGCTTGATAATGCTACCGAAGTAAACGAAGAAACCAAATTATCCATGAAAGACCTTAGAAAACAAGCAAGAGAAAATGGAAAATAATACACCTATTAATCCTTTAGCTGAAATCTTTATCGGCTTAGGATATGATGATCCTAGCCCGCTTTTTGGCAAACAGGAAGACGTGAAGCCACAGGAGGTAATCGCTAAAATTATCGCACACCAACGGGCTTTAATATCTACGGATTCGGAATTTATCAACCCTTATGTTGAACAGGGTCGGCAAGAAACTTACAGCAAATTCAACAAAGTGTTTGTGCAACATTTTGACGTGAAGGAAAGTGATCTTGTTAATAAGTCTGAAGACGAAATTGCCAAGATGATTAAGACGAAAACGCAGGCTGGTATGTCGCAAACATCTAAGGATTTTGAGGACAAGATCACGAACCTTAAAAAGGAAAATGATGGCTTGCGTGCTCAGATCACACAGTTAACGCAGAATTACGAGAAAGAGCGTACTATTAATGATATTAAGGCTGATATTAAACTCGCAATCTCGAAACTGCCTTTAAGTTCGGGGTTAAAATCTGCCCAAAATCACGTTATCAAGGAATTGCTTGAATCTGGTGATTTCTTATTGACACGTGAAGGTAGTACGATTATCGTTTCCAACAGCAAGGGTCAACGTTTCCGCCCGGAAAAATGGACAAAACCACAACCATTAACTTTTGAAGAAACGATTGAATACTTACTTTCGCAAGAAAATATGTTGCAAAAACAACCTAACCAAAATAAAGGGACGGAACAACGTACACAAGGTTTTGGCGGGTTAAATAATGCGACACCGGAACCCCGAAACCAAAACGTATCTCCGGAGGTTTTAGAAAACCACCGGAGGTTACAAGAAAAATTCGCATTCGCAAGGGCTTAATCTTTTTTACAACAATAAACTAACAACTATGTCTTACAACGGTAGTGGGATTCAAATCTCGGCGGCATGTGCTAACCTTCAGGAGGTTATTCAAAACACGTGTGCCGTGAATTCCCGCGATAAAATCGGGTTTACCCAGTTTATTCTTGACGGGCAAAGAAATAACGTCAATCCCATTGCTGTCGGTTTTGAACAGGATGGGAGATCAAAAGTATTACGTGTAAAATACCGCCCGCGTTCTTATAACAGCAGTGCGGACGTAATTAGCGTTTGTGATACATTGCCAAATTCAACTGCATTGGGGTTTGATATTACCCAAGATATGTTGATGACGGCGAACGCAGTTGAACAATTTTCATTAGAGGATATTCGCATCCTTTGTGAAACGCCAAGTGCATTTAAGGCACAAACGTTTAACAATATGTTTAATGACGTTTGGGTTCAAATCAATAAAAAAAATATTGACTACATAAACGGCATTGCCCCCTTCCTCGCTAACAACGAAGGTTCTGGTCAGTTTACCATTGACTTATTGCAAGGCTCTCCGCCAGCTGAACAAGTTGCTACACGTGAATATAACAAAGTTCGTCGTGGTATTGAAAATATGTCTTGCGGCCCTAGATTCGGGTGGATAGGGCAAGCCGAAGAATTAGACGTTGCTGTTACAAAATTGAATCTCGGTTGTTGCGATATTAATGGGCTTGATCTTAGTAAGATGAATGATTCATTCGCTTACTATTACGATAGCTACATGAATGCGGGGCTTGGTATGAACCACACTATTGCCAGTGCATATGGAGCAATTCAAATTCTTCCATATTACCGCAACATGGGAGAATATGCAGGTTTGTTTGGCGGGGACTTAGTACGCGAACGTGTAGTTGACCCCGTTACAAATCAATTTTTCGATGTTGAAATCAAAGAAGAATCTTGCGGACCAAACAACGAGCCTATTGTTAAGATTCGTATATCTTTAAGTTGGTTCTTATTTACCTTACCTGAAGACCTTTATTTCAACGGTGATAGTCTTTATCGCACAAAAGGTTTCTTACGTCCAATCGTTATCTAACACATATGTTTCTTAGACTACCTGAATGCTTAAAAGACCTTGTCGGATTGCACGCTCGCTGCGAAGCGGGGAAACCTGCACCGAAAACAGGCTTATATGTTGATGAACTTGCGGGAATAACCTTCGAGACGATCACGCATATTGCAAACAGGGATGTCAACGAAACCGGAATACTAACATTTGAACACATCTACCAATCGGCAACGTTAGAGATGTGTTCAGAGGTTTTGGATAAATTAAGCAGTCAGGCTAACTTGATCATAAATAATGACTTGCACGCGACACATATTGGTTACTTAAACAGTAATACCTATAATCCCGTTGCCAACAAGATGCGTGGGATTAGGATTCGCAAACGCATCACCAATTCGCCCATGCAAGTTATTTACATTAATACGATTAACGTTTTGACTAACAGCACCGGTACGGCTACCGTTACGATCTATGAACGTGATAATTCCGTTTTGAGTGAAACCGTTGATGTGTTTCCGGGTTTGGAGGCTACTATTAACTTAGACTACCAAACCGATTGCACGGATATAAAGATATTGATGGCTAATAACCAACTCGAAACCGCTGACACATGGGTCGCTGAACGTAACAACATCAGTGTCCCATGTTGCGGTGGATGTGCTTATACGAATGATAAGTATCTTGAAATAGCGGGCTGGAACGGGACGGGAAACGACTCTAAAACGTTTGGACTTAGTGCTGATGTGGGCGTTCGATGCGATGCAACGCGGTTATTTTGCAACCTGTCTGCCCATTTTGGGCTGGCATTGCGGTTTCGGATAGCAGTTGCAATAGCGGAATATGCGCAATTTTCATCACGTATCAATGGTTCTACGGCAGACCCCGACGCATGGCAGACGATTAAAAATGTGTACCAAGATAAGTACGACAAAGCCCTAAAAGTAGTCATCGAATCCGTGCAAAAAAACATTCGCAATTATGACAAACTTTGCGTAAGTTGCACCGGCTCAAAGATTAGTTCAGTTGGTTTTTAACGCATTACTTTATGTTGTTTTATGTTTAAGTTAAGAGAAATACGGGACAGAATCGCGGAAGGGCTAACCTTCAGCGAAGCGAAACAAGCGGAACGGCAGGCGCAATACCAGACGGAACAGACACAAAAAACATCCTTAACGGTCAGTGAACGGCGTGTACGACCTGCAAAAACGAAAGCATGTAGAACGTGTGGCGGATAAACACTTTAATATTTATAACTATGTCTTACGACGATAAGAAAAAGGCAAACCCAAACCTAAGAAATAACATGGCAAAGAAAGGATCAAGTTCGTCCGGCAAAGGTTGCAAGGGATGTTCTTAAATTCATAAACTAACATGGCAAAGAAACGAAAAAGCATACTTCAACGGGTGCGGAAAGCGATTTCTAAAGCCGGCACGCGTTTGGGCATCGGTGTCCGAACGACTAAGAGTATCTTTTCCGTTTCGGACGAATTAAGCAACCTGCGTTCGGTAACGGCGCAGGTTAATTTGCTTTCGGGGCAAGACATTACACCAAAGCAATTACAAGCGTCCCTTGAAAGGTTAAGCGATGACGCGAAAAACGCATCCCGTCGCCGTAACCGCAAAATCGAAATCAAATGGACTAAGAAACAGATTGAAGATATAACCTCGCGGGTGCAGGAACGTTTGTTTCGGGAAGGTCTTAACTCCGCTGACCAACAAATGCGAAAGCCGAAACAAAAGAACGCAAGTTCAGGACGAACGCGAAACGAACCCTATCGATATGATTCCGGGCAATTATTTCGATCTATCAAAGTAACAACGGTTGGTAGTTCGGGCGACTTGCAACTATCTTTCAGGCGGGAAAAGGTCATTATCGAAAGCCTTATTGACACTTATGGAGATATGTTTTCTTGGTCTCCATCGGATAAGTCTTACGTTTTGTATGTTGCTTTGAAGGCTGAAGGAATCTTGGGACGTGGTGCGAAAATCCCGAAAATACAAGCGAAAGGTACAGCCCCCTATAATCCGGGTAGTAGCAAAAGAAGGAAATCACGGTAAACCTTATCATAAAATCAACCTATATGACAGTTAGTACATCACTCCAAGCAATCGGCGAAAGCCTTGTATCAAAGATTAAAGAAGCATACCCGTATTTCAATCACGGTTTTTTAGCTGAATTACAGCCAAAAGCGGACGGAAGTACGTATGTTATTGCACTACACAACGGAAAGCCCCTTGAAATGCTCAACGCCGACGGATTGGGTAGTTATTTTTACCTATATTTTGGCGACGATGCGATTGTTTTTGAAGATGCCGAATACCTTACGCACGCATGTATGGACAGTTATCAAATGTCCGTGCCGGCAAAGCTGATTTTTTGGGCGTTAAAAGCGAATGTTCATAACCTATTTTATTTGATGAATCGCTTTTTGATCGCCAATGCGCGCGAATTAGGTAGCCTTGTTGAACTGAAAATTAATTCTGTCAATATGAACCCACGCCGAATTTTTGAAGATGAATTGGGTGTGCCTTTGCGGAAACTGCCAACAGGTTTGGCGTTATTATCTTATGACCTAACGTTTTTGATTCAGACGGAACACGTCCCCGATCATTGCTTAGAAGATATTAAAATTTGTACCGACTGTTAACTAAACCATTAAAAGATCATGTTTTGCTGTGAATACCCATATGATTTAGCCTGCTATGGTTCGTGTGAATGTCTCAATTTAGGCATTGATGCAGAGCAGGATGGAATATATACCTTTGAATATACCTATGGCATTCCGGCAACGACACATAAACAGGAATTGCGGAATGTGATAGCGGGGCAAGTGCTATATCTACCCTTTGCAGTGAATGAACATTCGACAATTCTACTGAAAATCAAGCAACCGGACGGTACTTATTACAACGTTTCGGGATATGATTGCTTTTCACTGAAAACAAATCCAACACTGAATCACGGATTTTCGGAATACGGGAGCGGATGCAATTTGCCGGCGGAAGACCTCAATACACAGGAACAATTTAACGATACAAGCCTCTTATATCAGGTGTTAAGTGAATCTAACGACACCCACCGGACGATTCAAATTAACCCCGTCATACATTCCGGCAATCCCACCTCCCGCTATTTGGTGAACATTGCAAATAGTTGGATAACTGTTGGTAAAGACGGGCGTTTTTCTGTATATTTGCCGGCAGGTACATACTCAATTAGGGTAGAACCTTTATCGGATTTCGGATTATTTCAACCATTTACAGTTTCATTAACCTTAATATGACACCAATTTGGAACACTGTCTTAATGATTTTCGCATTTTCGACGATTTGCGCATGTGTAAGCATGACTTGGAATTACTTTTTGAAGGAAGGTTTCATATTTCATCCTATTGGCAAGTTTTTAGATACCCTCCCTAACCGCGTTAAAGATGAAAATAACAAGGCTATTCTTAGGTTCATTAGAAAGCCATTGGGTTTATGTGTATTCTGTAATAATGTTTGGGTAAATATATTTTGCGTTTGCGGGTTGTCATATTTTGGGGTATTGGATATTGGACTCTTCCTAACCATATTCTACATGATCGCGCAAGCATCTGTTTCAACCGCTATTCTTTATCATTTGTATTATTAATCATGGAACTTAAACGTATAGATTCGCAAACATTTTTCGACTTTATTGAGGAAAATAAAGAGGATGTTGCCCAATATTTTGGGGCGGATTATCCTGGTAATGGTGCATTTGAAACGGTTGCCATTTTTGGGGTTTATGATAAAGAACGATTATGTTCCGTATGTTCTATTATTGTTTACTTAAACCCTGACGATTACGAACATTATGGGGTGCATATATCCGACTGCTATACATGCCCGAGTATGCGCAAAAAAGGATGCTTAACTATGATGGTTGAACATGCGAAAAGTATTGCTAAACAAATGCAGTGTCCCGTTACATGTACCGCTATTTTAGAAACATCCTATCCTATTTTCAAGAAATTGGGGTTTACTGAAATTGAAAAACCAGTTGTCAAGATGATTCTAAAACAATAATCTACATTCATTTTCTAACTAAACTAACATGGCTGGGCAAACGATAACGATTCTTGAAAGCGACATAACGGGACAATCGGCAACATCTAAGGCTGTTGTTATTTCGCGCGCCGGAGAACCCGACGTTGAGATACCCTTTGAGGCGGGGCAATCTCTCAATATCATTGAATCCGGTGCGAACTTTCAGTTAACCATGACGGGCGGGGATTCGCAATGGATTATCGAATCAACCGACTTAGTAGCGATTGAAGCACGTAAAACGTCTCTAAATGCGATCATTCCGGCGGTTGGCAGTTCATCAGGTATCGCAACGGAGGCAACCCTGCAATCCATTCTCGACAATCAAACGAATGGCGATCAGATTACACAAGTAACAGGAACTATTACGGCAACAACTGTTAATACGTCTTACGCGGTTCGTTCAGATAGCGCGTCGGCTACGGTAACATATGTTGGAAAAGCCGAAATCGGCAGTAACGAAAGTTCGCCCGTCTGGCAAATTATGCGCATAACTTCGGGCGTTTCGGGTGAAACGATTGAATACGCCGGCACGGGTCTATTCGATCAGGTTTGGGCAAATAGAGCATCATTAACTTACGCATAGTTATGGGAAAAGGTAAATCATATATCGACTTAATTACGGGTGATGTACTATTGCTCAAAGATTTGGGTTTAGAATCCTATCCCGGTTTCCCACTTGAAGAAAACTTTGTAACTTCTTTGACGGGTGCGGATATTCCTATGTTCAACACGGCAACGGGTGGCGCGCCGTCCCCCACACAAGGCACGCCGGAATTCAATCACGATGGCATCCGTCGCCTTTTGACCGGCAGTAGTATAAACGTAGGACAGTGCATTGATTCGCTAGCCGGTGCGGTTGGCGGGGGTGGTATTAACATTTCGCGCTGTGTTGCAGAGGTGGTCTGGCAGATGAAAGCGATTGCTCCAAGCCCCACGTTTTCGGGGACAAACAGCCAAATGGCATGTTTTGGATGGGCAAACACAAATTCATTTACACCTGCGTTTGCGATGTTTTGGTACTTTGACTATGCAGGTTTCGGCAACTCAAATCAATGGCGGTTTCGGGTAATTGGAACGGGCGGAACATATGATCTTAATACGGGCGTGGAATGGTCAACGTCGGTGGATCGGTGGCACACGTTTGAGATTCGCATTTACACGGGCGCGCCCTTTGCCGGAAATCAACGCATTGAAATCTATGCAGGCATTGAAGGCGTGCAGGATTATACCCTAATCAATACTATTACCGAAACCATGTTATCAGGTTCGGGTATTACGTTCCCTGCGAACGGCGTTCCGAATTTCAACCTTGTTTTTGCGAACCGCAAACCGGCGGGGACTACCGTACAGCGTGAACTAAGATCGGACTATATTTACATTGATAAAAGTATCGTATAATGGCATTAGATTTTTTACTTGAAACGCGCGGTAGGGTTGTGAAATCCGAAATTACAGCGGGGACTCCGGCGGATTTAAAAATTGATTTCTTGGGTTCAGGCATTGGGTTTGCAGACCCGTCCGATTTTTCAAAATGGAGTTTGCAACTTATTGTAAGCAATATTCATATACACGGTATTGAATACGATATTCAGTACGATACAGCTGGCATGTTGGTCAATGGTTGTGAGTTCCTTGTTCCTGAAGAATGGCATCAATACTTACCTGTGTTCAATATACCGGACGCGGGTGATACGATAATTTCCCTACCCTCCGCCGGGCTTGTTATGACATCCGATACACAATTTATTTCCGGTGTGTCATATGTACTTAAGAAAGGCAGTGAATATTGGGTGCGATTGGTTGCGGGTTCAATGGTATCTGCAAAACGATTCAAGGGTGGGGTTCGTTGGCTTAGTGAAATCAACTACGTAACAGCTTAATATATGATCTCTTTAGACTACATAACAACGAAAGGAATGTACAGGCTTTTGGAAGTTGCGCCGTTTGGCGGGGTCGCGGGATTCTTTCTCGCGCTGTTTGAGAAATACGTGTTCGCGGATTGGGAGTTTCTCGGATTCCTTTTTGTGTTATCCGTAACCGATACCCTGCTTGGGATGTACTTTGCATGGAAAAAACATAAGTTCAGCAGTCAGGAATACAAGCGGGTGTTTGGGAAAATGATCGTGTATTCCGCTTTGATTATCCTTTGCCACGTATTGCAACATATTCCTATATCAGGCATTGGGCAAACGGTTTTTAGCATCGTCAAATACGGTATCTATTGCAGTCTCATTATCAATGAAACTGTATCCATTCTTACGAATGCGGGGAAATTGGGATATGCTGTGCCTGTTTGGATATTAAAACGCTTATCGGATTTTAACGAAAAGGGCGAATTGATTGATAAGGCAGAAACACAAACCCCTGACCAAAAAGAATAACCCTATCAGACAAGCCCCAATAAACTAACTCCCCAAACAACATGGCTTCAAATGTTACCTACGAATTAACCCTGTCCGATAAGCAAATCATCGCTTCATTAGATAGGGTTATTGACAAATTAAAGGATGTCAATTCAGAGGCAGACAAAACACAGTCTAATATCCGCCAAACAGGGCGCGTGATCGCCTCATCCTTTGATATTGCCCAAAAGGAAACGAACGATCTTACTAATGATTATAAAGACTTAGGTAATGAAGCCACAAAAACCGGCAGGAAAATAGAAAATGCTTTTGATATTGACACATCAGGCGCATCAAAAGAGGCTGGGAATTTAGTTACTTCATTTAACGAACTGATTGAAAAAGGTGGAGAGTTTAAGGAAGCCCTTGCATCGGGAGACATTTCCGCAATCGGACAGTCTTTTTCAAGTATAAGTGGTGGGATTACGGGACTACTTAACCCTATTACGCTTGCCACTGCCGGAGTCGCCGCGCTGGGTGGTGCTTTAGTCGTAACAGCCCTCAATGCTAAGCAAGGCGCGCAAGAATTAGAGGACTTAAAGAAACAAATTGACTTAGTTTCAAACAGTACCGAAGATGAGCTAACGGATGTTGCTATAAACCTTAAAGCATCGGCAGACACGTTTGGATTAAACGCCACTGACTTGCTTGATTCCGCCAAAACTTTAGCGGAGAATAGGGGCATCACGCTTCAAGAAGCCAGTACCCTGCTTTCGGAAGGCTTAGAAAACGGGCTTGACCCTAAGTTATTAGGTACAATTCAAGAATATGACGAGGCATTTAGGAGTTTGGGCTTCACCTCGCAAGAGACTATCGAATTTGCCCGCCAAGCATCAAACGCTGGTTTTAATCTCAATAAATTATTTGCCTCTGTCCGCAACGCCGGTATCAAGTTAGCCGATTTTGGTCCCGAAGTAGTTAAATCCCTTGATGTTTTAGGTCCCGAATTTTCTAAACGCATCCAAAATGAACTGCAAACAACTGGGACATTAGGCATAAAAACATTACAAGATATTGGGAAGCAGTCCGAAAAACTTAACCTTTCGGCACAACAACGCGGGGACTTATTAAGCGGTATTTTTGGAGATAAGGGGGTTAAGCAAGGCGAGAAATTATTGAAATTCCTTGCCGATTTCAATAGTTCATTAGGCGATAATGAGCGGGCAACCAATGCAAACGTTCAAGAAAACATTGCATTAAATCAAGCAAATCGAGCATTACAGGAACAATATGCCATACTTGGTCCTGCAGTGGACGATGCAGGAGACCGGCTCGAATTATTTTTGGTGAATGTTAAAACATTTGCTACACAGTCCCTAATTGGATTAATCAATTTCGTTAATCAAGTCGGCGAAATACTTGCACCTATATTTGACCCTATAATAAAAGGATTTAAGGAATTTGGGGCTTTCTTATCAGATGCGGGCGAGCAGGTAACTATATTTTTTGATAATTTTATAGCATCATCCGGCGTTATAGAAGGGGTTATCAAACCTGCATTTGAGTTAATCAAAAATTTATTAGGGGGCATATTTGATGGTATTAAGACTCAATTCAAGTTTTTGGCGCAAATCCCCGCCGGCATTGTCAAAGTATTTGGATTTGTTAATTCGATCATTGATACTATTCGGACAAAGATTGTCGAATTTGTGCCATTTTTGAAGCCAGTTATTGATGCGATTTTTTCCGGCTTTGATGCTATTCGCAAGGTAGTTAATTCAGTTGTTGATTCGTTTTCAAATGCTGCGAGTGCTGGTAACTTATTAGGCAAGGTTTACAATGTGTTACAAGCCCCTCTCAAAGCCATCATCGAAACCCTGCAATTAGCGGTCGTAGGTACGCGGGTTTTTGGAAATGAAATCAAGAAACTATCCAACCAATTCTTAGGCACTAACTTTGATATAAACCCAGAGCTATCTACTAATACGTTTAATAAACAACTTGCCGATTACAAAAAGAAAGCAGGTAATTTCTTCATAACTCCAACGGTTAAACCGACGCTGGATAAAAAGCAAGCGCAAAAAGTAGCAAAAGATGCGCAAAAATCAATCAATGAAGAAAGGGAGAAAATACAAGCTACACCGATTGCAAAAGAAGGTGGCGACAAAGAGGAGTTTCAGATCAAAATAACAGCTGACATTAAACCGTTTCTCGATGCCGTCCAAAAGGCTAAAGATGAAATACGGTTAATCGGTGAAAATGAACAGGTACGGATAATTCAGTTCCAAACAGCGGTTGATGAAATTACGTTACGACGTTCACAGGAAGGCATTGAACGGGCAAAATTAGAATCAGAACAGCGTATCGCCACGATTCAATTAGCCTTTGCTACCGAAAACGCGTTACGCGAAGCAGATATTCGGCGCAAAACGGCACTCGAAAACTTGGATACGCAACGGGCGGAACAACTAAAGTCCATATCTGAACTCAAATCGGTCGTTCTTCAAAACCAAAAGCGGGCGGAATTGGAGAAAGCCTACCAAGCCGAAAAGGCGAAAATCCAAGCCAACGCCGACACTGACCGACTGAATATTGAACAACTGAACAATCAAAAGAGACTTGAATTAGAACGGGAGCAACAGCGCGCGGTCGCCTTATTGCAGTTACGGACGATCGAGGAACAGCGTAAACGTATTGAGGAATCGCTCAAAGCACAGCAACAAAAACAATTCGACAACCTTAGAACCATATTATCCGATACCCGTTTATTTGAAGAAAAGCGGGAACTTGAAATATCAATCACTATTGCTAATAGGGGTGAAATCGAAAAGCAACTCACCGCCGATTTACAACGCATTGATACAACCATTGCCGACTTTCGCAACAAAATTGCCACTGCCACGCCCCGAAATCAGGGTGAACGTGAGCAGTTAGAAAAGGATATTCAGATATTACGTAATCTTGAAATCGAACGCGCAAACGTTATCACAGCATCCAATAACAAGATATTAGATGAAGAACGGCGGTTGATTGAAGCCCAAAAGAAGATAGCACAGGAAGAACTCAACCTACGTAAAGAACGCTTTGAAAGACAGGTTGCCCAAGCCGAAAACTTCGTCAATCGAACGAATCAAGCATTTGACACTATTACAGACCTTAACGAGAAGTTCCGCAATCGCATCGCACCCGGCAACTTACGGGAAACATTCGACACATCTTTACTCGTTATCAATAGCTTCGTTACTGCCACACGCCGTAGTTTAGGTTCATTTATAAATCAATTCGGGGAAATTGGTAAAATCAAATTCAGCCTGCGAGGGGTGCAGGAATCGGCACGGGCTATTGACGATGAAATCGCTGTATTAAATGAACAAATACAGAAATATAAAGCCCAAATTCGGGAGTTAGCCCGCACGGATGCCGATCCTGCTTTGAAAAAATTGGCGCAAGATCAATTAGATGCATTCCTCAAACAAAGGGACGTATTAGAACAACAACGTAAAACCTTAGTCGGCGACCGCAATGTATTGCAGGAACGCATCAAATTGTTAGATGAAAATATTGCCAAAACGCAAGAGGCGTTACGTACAGGCAGGGACACGGATACCGGCGAAAACTTAGAAGAAAACCAACGCAAGCGCGCGCAAGAATCACTCGAAGCCCTCAAAAAACAGCGTGAAGATGCGAATAATCTACTGAAAGCGTCCAATTCTGACATCGATAAGCTACTCAAAGAACGCATTAAGCGGGTTGTGGACGTATCAACAAACATCGCGGAAGTAGTAAGTAACGCGGTCTTTGATGCGCTCAAAGCAGGTTCAGATGCCTTAATTCAAGTCTTAGATGCACAAATCCAATCTTCAGAGGATCGTATCAACAAAATTACAGACGCACTAAAAGCGGGTGGCAAAGAGGCGCAAAACTTTTCGGTCGAACAGTTGGAAATAGAACAGGCACGGCAGGATGAATTAGAACGCCAGCGTGCCTCCGAATTGGAAAAGCTACAAGCTTACACCATTGCACAGATTGCTTTGAATGGTGCTATCGCTATTGCCCGAACCTTTGCTGAATATCCGTTCCCGGTTTCATTAGGGATCGCAGCTTTGCAGGGCGCGGCGATCTTTGCTTCTATCTTAGCAATTCGTTCACAAGCCCAAGCCGTCAAAGCTGAAAAGGGTATTGTAGATATTAATGACGCATCGTTAACGGATTCGCGCGGTGTTATTAAGGGTAAACGGCATTCGCAAGGCGGGGTACTGATCGAAGCGGAGGGCGGGGAAACTATCCTTTCCCGAAAGCATACATTAAAATTCAAAAATCTATTAGAGCAAATTCACGGGGATAAACTTTCGGATGCTCAAATCAAAGGCATTGAATACGTCCTTAAAAACAAAGGTAGCGTATTCCCTAAATTAGACTTAGCGTTGCCACAATTACGCCCGGAGGTTTCACACAAAGCGATTATTCTGCAATTCGGGCAAAACCATCCCGGTCGTTCGCATGAATACAAGCAACTGATTACCGAAATGCAAGGGATGCGAAAAGACTTGAAAGAGTCCGCTCCGCAAGTTACCGCAATCCTGAATGAGCGTGGGGTGTGGGCAATACAAGATCGTAAGAACAAACGTGATCGTATGCGTAATCAGACAAGGTATGGAAAGAAATAGTAAACAGGTACGCACGTTAGAAATATCAGACGTTCAATATGAATGCCTATTCAGTGATGAACATTACCGCTTCAAAATCATAACGAAAGGACGGCGTTTCGGGTTGACTAAGGGGATGGCTCATTACATCATATATAAGATGGTTTCGGCAAATCAGTCCGGTAAACCAATAGACGTTCTTTGGGGCGATGTTACGTATGACAATATCCGCAAGTACGTGGAACGGATGTTTCTGCCGATTCTCCGGAAAAATTACGGGTTCAAAGATGGGAAAGAATTTACCTATAATATCTCTGCTAAAACACTGAAAATAGGTCGTTCCGTTTGTGATTTCCGTTCTGCTGAAAAGCCCCAAACGTGGGAAGGTTATGGATACCATTTGATATTTCTAAACGAGGCAGGTATTATCTTGCATGATGACGACTACCTGTATAAGAATGCTGTTTTGCCGATGATGATTGACTACCCGGAATCGAAATTGATTGCGGGTGGTGTACCAAAGGGTAAAAAGGGGGTCTTTTGGGAGCTGTGGCAACGATGCGAGCAAGGGGAAGAGGGTTACAAAGGATACAACTATTCAAGCTACGATAATGTATTTGTAGAACCCGAAATGATTAAGGAGGTGGAAATGAGCATGTCGGACGTTATTGCACAGCAGGAAATTTATGGGCAGTTTGTTGACAATATTTCCAATCCCTTTGCTTACGCTTTCAGCCGTGAAAAACACGTTAAGCCGTGTGCATATGACCCAAGCCTGCCGGTGTTATTGTCATTTGACTTTAATGTTGAACCGATCACGTGTATTGCCGGGCAGGAATTGCCTAATGAGGTACGGATTATTAAGGAATACCGGTTGATGAACTCGAATATTCACGAACTTTGCCGACGTATCCGTAGTGATTTCCGAAATATAAACGGCGTTACCGGTGATGCAACAGGTTACGCCCGTTCAGCTATTTCAGACGGGAACATTAATTACTATGTTATTATTGAAAAGGAATTAGGCATCAGCCGGCAGTTGATTCGTACCCCAATAATCAACGATTCGCACGCCAATTCCCGCGCCCTCGTTAACTTTGTCCTGACACATCATAAGAAATTCTTTATTGATCCGTCATGTAAGTATCTTATTGAAGACTTGCTATATGTAGAAGCGGACAATGGCGGAAAAATTAACAAAAATAAAGACAAACATCAATCGCACTTATTAGATTGTTTCCGATATTACATAGCTACCTATCATAGGGACGCACTCAAAAAAAACAGTTGGATTTATGAAAATTCGTAACCTATTTACTAACCTATTTAGTAGCATTTTTAGCAGAAAAAAAACGGTCGTTAACCCAAATCGTATGTTGGTTTATGCCGATAAAAAAGGCAACCGGTGGTACGTATATAACGACCCCCTGCAAATGCACATTTCACGCAAGTTAGAACTCGAAGACTCTGAGGCATTCCTAACGATGAATCTAACGCGTGAATGGTTATTAGAGCATTGCCGTTTGATGAATGAATGCCTAAACTCCGGCAAAATCGTTGATGCTATCGTTCATGAAACCGAATTAGAAGCACGGTTAAGAATGAATTGGAGTCGTGAGGCGTTGATTCACTTTTGCATATCCTATTACATGATTAATGATGAACCTGACGAACCCTCGCCGGCACATTACTTATTGAAAAAGGAATTGGTATTGGGTGATTCTGATCTGCAAAGTTTTTTTTTGGACGATGTGTTCAAGAGGTACAAACTTTTTACGCAAGACTTACAGCACGATTTCCTGACCTATTCCCTAAAAATAGCGGGGCTAGACAAAGCAACTTTCAATCATTCTTTGAAGCTATCAATACCAAGCGAGACGAATTTGACGAAACCTGTTTAATCATTGCCGAAACGATTTCAGGCAAAGAAGAACTCCAATCTATGACGGTTGAAAAGTATTATCAATCGTATCAATCATGGATACGTAAACAGGAAGCCATCAAAAAACACATTGACAAAAATAAATAATTATTACTACATTACTACTACATTATGACCTCAAAACAGGAAGAACAATTCAAGCGCGCGGAAGGGGTATTGCAGTCCCTTGCTAATAGATTACATCAAGAAGACATAGCATTAGTATCTGTATTAATATGTTTTGACGATGAGCATATAACGTATTCTCGTGTAATCAAATGTAATGAAGAAGAACTTGAATGCGCAATAGACATCTTAGAACAAACCGATCCGGACGAAAATGTTATTGACGTTGATGCTGAACCAATACCTGTACATTGATTATTCGCTCCAATTCTTACTTCTGCAATAGGTTGATATTTTTGAAATTGCGCTTGTTGGGGTTTACAAGCGCATTTTTTTTGGCGTAATTTATCGGTAAAACTATTGCACGAATCAGAATAGTTGCTATCTTTGCATTGAATCTCCGGCGAAAGCCATATACACGTCTTTCCATTTCGACATGAGCCAGTCAAGAGCCGTCCCAGTGATGGCTTTTTTATTACCCCTACTACATATCATTTCCCCTGCTATTATGCACCTTTTATTGCATAATTGTTAAATATGTATTCATACCGTTAACCGCGAAATAGTTAAAAAAAATTAATCAATAGCAATTCATTTCATGCAAGTTATGAATGCAAATTTATGAAATGTATAATCCTAACTTAATAACTTGCGTGAACGGTAAAAAATCGCAATATTCACAAGTGAGTGTTCATAACATACCCCGAATAAAAGTTGAATAATTGTTTAATATATGTTGAATAAGTGTTGAATAAGTGTTGAATAAAGTATGCAATATTGTTCAACAAAAGTTGAATAACTGTTGAATATACATTGAATAAATGTTCGGGTTTTATTTAATGTTTATTCCACCATTATTCAACAATTGTTTAATAAAAGTGGTATATTTGTACGCGGTTTTCGCACAAACATGTTTTCATAACTCAAAAACGCATCAAATATGAAAAACTTTCAATTAACAAAAGATAAGGCTAAGAGGACAGTGATCCAGATAAAGCCCCATCGTGAAGCATTAGTACGGCTTATAGCAAGTGAGTATTTTCAGAACGAACGTAACATTTCTTCTGCCCTTGAAATGATTATCGACTTCTTTGTTGATAATGGTATGCCTCAATATGGCGGGCTTGTAAAGCGTGATTTTGAGGCTAAAGTGCTTGAGAAATTCGTTTATTTAGAAACCATTGAAGCCCCCGAACCCGAACCGGTAAAAAAAGTATATGCTTCCATTGAAGAGCAGAATGTCGACGAATTTTACCAAAGGGAGCTGGTGGATAGGACATATGGCGATGACTACAATAAATCGTATTTCACCAGAGAAGATTTCCGGTACAAAAGTATGTACAACTGCTTTTTTGATAAGTTGGAAAAGCGGGAGATTAAGACTAAACAGTATGACAAAGTACCCGGACACTTTCTCAAAGAACAGTTAGAGAGAGCATGTATGCGCTATTCCCGCGAATACGTCATTAATAAAAATGTCATATGCCCAACTTCGCCGGCATTGATGGGTATTAATCCTTTTGCGCCTGCATTGTTGTCTGGAAAGCAATTTGATGTTTGGCGTGTTTTTGACTGCCCTCCCGGAACAATGCAAGGGTATTGGATATATTTCCGATTCTTTAAGCATAAAACAAAGAATGATCTCGGCGAAGAATGTTGGTTTGTTGAATATGTACCAACCGACCCGAACGGGTTTGACAAAGAAGACTACATAGAATTAGGCTTGCAGGAATATATGCCGTTCTTTTTCGATTATTCATCTGACCGAATCGAGGAAGTAGTCCAGCGCGTTGACAGGGGCAGGAATCCCTATCCATGCAAAAATAGGTTTGAGCCTGACCACCTTCAGCCTATTATAGTTTCCGGGCACGATGATCCGGAACTAAAGCCGTTCAAGTATTGGGAATCTACCGACCCGTCTTATGAAGTTTAACTTTCATTAAATATTCGTTTTCAACAAAAAGCGTAATTTCGTGTCAATAACTTTCAACCTCAAATCAGCAAAGCAAATGCAACCAAGACTCAATACACCGTCATTTGACACGTTTGTCAAAACCCCGAAAACGCAAGATGATGTATTCAGATGCGTTGAATCAAAAGATATGTTCCTTGCCTTAGTGCCTTTTCGCTATGAAACTTGCTTACTTTCACTTTGTCCTGCAATCGTTTTTTCGGTTCAAGATAATGAGTATCGTAAGGATTGGCTAAACGGTACTTGTGAAAAATCGAAAGAACATTTCAACTTCCATGCAATCGCATTACATATTCAAGATATGCGATTCATGTGGTTAGATGACCTCTTTATTTGCTCCAAATACACGCTCCAAACAAGCATAGCAGAGGTTATGCATCCGCTACCGGAATGGTATCTCGAATTTCTCGAAAGTTACATTAATGACCCATCCATTGACTCGTCGTCAATTTATCATCGTGAAGCAGTCGAATCGTGGGGCAAATTTGCCGATCATCGCTTATATTGGGTTTGGCGGGCATTGAAGTCAAAGGAACAATTATCGGTGAATACGGAAACCGCACTGAAAAAGGAGTATGAGGACGCGCAAGATCGTCGTCGGAAAATGGATCAAATGCAATGTGAATTATTAGGCGGTATTGCATTTAACTCGAATACCTTATTAGATTCGCTCAATGCCTAAAGAAAAGGGGCTTTCGCCCCTATGAACTCATCAAAGCAAAGCAAAAAACAAAACAAATGTCTGATCTTTACGGGGAATTGTTCTCCCCCCCCATTACGGAGGCTATGTATCTCCATTTAGGTGTTCAACCTAAAGATCGCACTGCTTCACAGCAGGTACATTCAACGCGCAAAGATAGTCAAAAAAACGGGACACGCAAACGGAAAGGAGTAGAAAGTGGCAAATAATTAGTCTTTCGTAGAAATTGAAAATGGAGCATATATGGAAATCATATATGAAGTATTAAAAGAGTAGTGATTTTTGATAAAGACGCGTCGCAAAGGGCGGTTTCGGGTTCGACTCCCGACGCGTTTTCTTAAACCTCAAACAAAAACAGTATGTTGCTTCAAATACGTGATGCCCAGCGGCATAAAGTAAAAACCAAAATGCTACTTTCTGGCGTGTCCGGCAGTGGCAAAACGACATCCGCGCTACTTATAGCACGAGGATTGTGTGATTCACCACAGGAAATTCTGTTGATAGATACAGAAAATCGTGGCGAAATAACTGCCAATATATTTGGAAACGAAGGAAAGTATAAATATGCGGAATTCCCAGCACCTTATTCTGCACAACGATTTGCGCAGGTTGTGAATGAATGTGTAAAAGCGGGTTTCAAGGTAATAATCTTTGATACGATGACTGTTTTTTGGGCAGGCGAAGGCGGTATTTTAGAGAAAAAAGATTCTTTTGGTGGTACATTTGACGCATGGAAAAAGGTTTCGCCGGATTGGAAATTATTGGTCAACACTATAATTCAGTCAGATATTCACATAATATTAACATCCCGCGTTAAGTCTGAATATGTGATTGAGGATGTTATTAATGCACAAGGTCGGGCAACTAAATCACCTAAAAAAATTGGGTTGAAAGAGGACTTTAGGGAGGGCATAGAATATGAATTAAATGTTCATTTGCGTTTAGACTTAGAGCATATTGCCCGCCCCGAAAAAGATAATACCGGGGTATTTGAAACGTTGTATGATCGTATAACTATACAACACGGGCAAAAACTACGGCAATGGTGCGAGGAAGGCATAGACTTTAAGCCTTCAGTAATTGAGCAACAGCCGGCTTCAAGTACTCCTGCCACACTACCTACCCCACAACGTCAATACTCACCCGAAACCCTCGCCAAAATAGACGAATTTAAGTCTCTTTGTTGGGGTGAGTATTGGACTAAAACGGATAATTGGATTAAGACCAGCATGCCGGACGAAAAGACGTTGGTACAAAAATTAAAAGCCGGTATCACTAAGATGCAAGATGATGCCGTTAAGGCGGAAGGTCTCGCTATTATGATTACCAATTCCGATGCACCCCTTGCCGAATTGATGGCAACTTTTGACGTTAAGGAACGGCAATTACTTGATCACCCGAAACTCAAACCGGTCATAGAAGCCCGCCAAAATGCAACAAATCAATCGTAAATACCCGGTCGCTTTCGATAAGGATACGCACACCTATGCGTATCCTAACGACCATAGCATTGAATTGGAGTCGGTAACTAAGATTTGCGATGCTTATATACCGGAACTAACATTTGAGATTTACAAACGGCTACCATTCTCTAATGATGAACGGGCTTTGGAAAGTTGGAATGACTTGCCTCGAAAATCGGCTGAAGCGCGGGACTTTGGAACACGGATAGATGCTTTGTTTCAAACGATTTACGAAGGTAAAGAACCCGAAAAAGTAGCCTTCAAAAAGGCTTACTATCAACACTTTTTCACGAATGAAGTTAACGACCTTAAAGCCCGCTATCCCGAAATGCTTTTGCAAGTTCCGCTATGCGATCCTGAAACAGGGATTGCTGGCACGCTTGATATGTGTTGGCATCAAGATGGGATTTGGTACGTTGGAGACCTCAAAACCGGACGCGCACCGACAGATGAAAACCCGTTTGGCAACTTTATGAGCTACCCTTTTGAGCATATGAATAACAGTTATGCGTCAAAATACGCCCTTCAAGTATCGTTATACATTCATTTATTACGGGTGAATGGCAATGAAGTTTCGGATGAAATTACGATCTTTTCGGTCGGTAAGTCTGGCACTATTAAAACATATAAACTATGGTACGTAAAAGAAATAGATCAACTGCTCGAAATGCGGAGATTCAAAATCTAAAGCAAAAGTATCAAAGCATGGCTTTAGGCATAGGTAAACAATTCATCCCTGATTTTGACCTTGAAATTTTTATGAGTAAATCAAAAGATGAAAGATATGTACTACTCAGGTTCGGGCTTTTTTGGTATTTCAGAAAGATTGAAAACAAGCTTCTTAAGGATATTGAAGAAGTATCATATAGAAAACATGCTACCATTATTCATGGAATCGTGCAATACGCTCAAAGGATTGAATTAAAAGAACCTATGGTTATATATTTTCATTCATTACTTAAAAAATACATCAAAGCAAAGTTCAAGAAAGATCGTAAACTACTTGCCCCTATCGTCTTTGATTATCAAACCATAAACCACAAACCAGATGTCAATTTCAAAGCATTACCGCGATAAAGCTATCGCATTAACATCAGTCGGAGTATTCCTTTTCGGGTGCTATTCCATTACCGATGCGCTCGTCATGGAATACCCAGCCCCGCCAAAAAGCCAAATCGTGAGGGATTGGGAGCGGAAAAACGCCATCATGGAAGACCGGGTAGCCGAATTAGAACAGCTTACAACTCAACTTAATCACAGGTTGATATACGTTCAAGACTCCCTAAACAGAGAGATCAACGTCCGTGATAATTTCGTTTATTCACTAACAAAAGACACATGGCAAGACTATGCCTGCGTCTGGGATGTATCACAAAAATATCGTTCATGGGTCTATTTCCATGCGAATTACGATCCAACGTATTTCAAGAAACATGAGTATTTAGGAGTTAAAAAATAATGCCTTACAAATATTCTCTTGTCAAAGGTGGTGCTAAGGACAAATGTCCCTATTGTGGGCATGAAACCAAAGCCAAAACATGGAAACGCTACCAAAACAACGAAACCGGCGAACTATTGCCGATCGAATTTGGACGCTGTAACCGGCAAGAATCGTGCGGGAAATGGATCAAGCCAAACGGGAAGGTCTCAACTAAAGACCTTCCCCCGCCCCCCCCGCCAAAGCCTATTTCAACACATCCACAAAGCTGGGTTGATTATTCCCTACAATTCGCGGAACAAACAAACCTATACCAATTCCTTAAAACGATATTTGCCGAATCATTAATCCGCAGGGCTTTCAATCTATATCAAGTTGGCGGGCTATTGTCCAAAAAAGACCGTATTAAGGACTGGAATAATGCGTGTGTTTTTTGGCTTAAAAACGGGCGTGGTGAGGTTTTAGGGGGCAAGGTGATGCAATACATCCCCGAAACCGGAAAACGCGCTAAAAAGGGCAAATACGGCGGAATTACATGGTTGCATTCGCTAAACCGTTTGGAAGATTGGAATTTAGGCAAATGCCTTTTCGGGGAACACCTTTTAGCGCAATACCCTGACAAAGCAATAGGCATTGTTGAATCTGAAAAGACCTCAATAATCGCAAGTATGTTCAACCAAAACTATCTTTGGCTGGCAACAGGGGGGAAAGCGAATCTGCAACCCGAACGACTTATCGCTTTGTCTAACCGAAAAGTGATCCTTTTCCCTGATTTTGGTGCGGAGGAATCATGGATTTTGCAGATGCACCGAATCAAACGACACTTACCAGACTTAGATTTGTATGTTTCAACGGAGGTTAATATGCAAGTAGCAAAGTGGTATCTCCCGCCCGGTTTTGATAAAGATGGATTCGACTTAGGGGACTATTATATCATGCGCCAAATGTACCCAAACGCTGATTTTGAGCATGATTTTAACCCAGATGCCAACTGGGATGTCCCCGAAACGACTAAAGAACAAACGTTTGAAGAATTGTTTAATTTCTAATTAATTAATTTTACGCTTTCGCATTAATCCTTTTCTGTACTTTACGTCCCCAATTTTTGAAACATGAACGATATTGTCCCATCACCCCAAGCCATAACCGATCATTCAGCAAAGAAGAAAACTAACTATGTCAATTTATCTGACTTAGTTAAGGAGATTCGCATTAGCCCGATTGGTATCAATGCAAAGAATGCTGAATTTATTTACAAATGTTTAGCTAACGAGTTTGGCAAAAACGAGGCAATAAGCATCATGGGAACGGATGCAGTACAGGATATTAAACATGTTATAGATACCTATGTGCCATATGAATCTGCTGAAAATTTAGAAACCATCATGTATTATGCTAAATCCGTCGGTCTTAGGGGTCAAAAGCCGTCCGATGACCAATTTTGGACGATCGACAAAGATGGTGATATGAAATTTACACAATTTGACCTGATTCATTGGCTCGAAAATCATGGTTTTAGGACTTTTATGCAGGGTCGAAATATAGCTTTTTTGCAAATTAGGAATGCAAAAATAATCAAAAAAGTATCAATAGATAATATCATATCTTATGTTGGAAGATTTTTAAGTAAGAAATTAGATGTCGGTTTAAGGGAAAAATTTATCAATAAGAAAGATGACTATTTTGCGGAGCGCAAATTAAAGAACATTAAAGAAACAATAGTTCACAAAAACAAAGATACCGCTAACTTATGCCGGCTTTTCTTTCAAAACGGGTTCGTTGAAATAACCCCTGACAGCGATAATATCATATTAAAAGATATTTTCAACTTAGACGGTTTTGTATGGGAATCGCAGATCATTCAACGCCATTTATTGCCAAAACCAAAAGATGAAGATATACAAAACTGTGATTTTGCGCGGTTTTTAAGTCTTGCAATGGATCAAGACGCCGAACGTATTTCGTGTGCAACATCGGCTTTCTGTTACTTAATTCATAACTACAAATCGGATAGCACTACAAAAGCGATTGTAGCAACCGACAAAGCCATCGGTGCGCTAAATAATGAATCAGAAGGACGTACAGGAAAGGGATTAATGTTCAATCGTGCATTGCGGGAATTGGTTACAACGGTCGTCATGGAAGCACCGGAACAGCCGACACAGTTTCCATATGAACGAGTAAACGAGGATACCCGTTGCATTGTTTATGATGAATTACCGCAAAATTTCCCGTTACGGAAATTCTTTTCCCGTTTGACTACCGATTTAGTAATCAATAAAAAGAACCGCCCCGAAATCACCATCCCCTATAAAGACTCGCCAAAGTTTGTAATATGTACCAATTTCCCAATAAAAGGAGATACGGGTTCAACATTTGACCGGCTTTCATTAGTCGAATTTGGCAACTATTTTAGCGTAGATCGTAAGCCGAAAGACGTGTTCGGGCGCGAATTTTTCGGGCCAGAATGGGACGCTCACGAATGGAACTGCTTTTATTGGTTGGTTATTGGCTGGATGCAAGAGTATCTCAAAACGGGCTTGAAACAGGTTGTTTCGGAGACGAATCCCTACAAACGATTGGTTGCACAGTCAAATAAAGACTTTGCCGATTTTATCACGACACAGGAATTACCTGTAAGTTTTAGCAAAAACTCATTAAGGGAAGAATATATTAAATACATTGGATTCGACGGAAAAGAGGTTGACCCGGACGATTTCGGTAAGTGGTTAGATTCATTTGTAGCTATCTACAAAAGCGTCGAATACAATAAATCCGGGCGTGTATTTATGCTTATTAGACAAATCAATAATAAAACAAACGATGTCACCCATTGACCTCAAATACCTTATAGACACGTCCCCCACTCCCTTCACGTTTGTAACCGGAGGCGCGGGGACGGGCAAATCTCACTTACTAAGGGGCTTGGATGAGCTATTAGATGGTAATTGTCTGATATGTGCTCCAACCGGCTTGGCTGCCTATGCTAACCAAAGCCAGACGATTCACAGCCTTTTCCGACTACCTACGTCCATCGCTTGTTATGATGCGATAGAAGAAGCGGATTCTAAAGCCAAAATACAAGCATCTGAACAAGGCGAGTTTATTGCCCAATGTCCATACCTAATTATTGATGAAATTTCAATGGTTCGTAGGGATATTATTTCAGCCTTAGATGATGTTTTGTGCTCAGTATGCGATTCGTGGCAACCTTTCGGTGGAAAGAAAGTAATCATGTTTGGGGATTTGAATCAACTCCCACCGGTTGCCAATGCTACCGATGCGAATTTTATTAAAAAGGTGTACGGTAGTCCCTATTTCTTTATGCACTACCCATTTACCCGCTATCGGATGAACATCATTCGACTGACTACCAACCATCGCCAAGCCAAAGACCCCGAATTTGCACAGCTATTAAACCACATCGCATTTAGAGATGTAAGGGCTTTGGAGTATGCGTTAAGCCGAATCAACAATAAATGCTATTCCCGAGAACCTTTTGAAAAAACGCCTTTCCTATGCCCCGACAATAAAACGGTTGACGCTATCAACACCTCTAAAATGGCACAATTAAAGGGCAAGGAATACACCTTCAAAGCGGAGTATTCAGACGGTTACAATAAACGGGATGCGCCCGTTATGGACACGATTACCCTCAAAATTGGTGCGTTGGTCATGTTGCGGGTTAATGACAAAGGAGGTAAATATGTCAATGGAACTAAGGGTGAAGTAAAGGGTTTTCGGACTAATACGGATGGTGAGATTGATGGCATTTATATCGAAATCAAACGCGAAAACTCCCCAGACGAAACTATTGTTATATCGAAACATCTTTTCACGACCAAGAAATACATACTGAAAAAAACCGGCAAGGGGGATGATAAAGGGCTTGGCATATCCGAGCAATGCGAATGGATGAAACAATACCCACTATCTATTGCCTATGCTATCACCATTCACAAATCGCAAGGCATGTCCCTTGATTCCGCCAACCTTTTGGGTGAATACTATTTCGCGCATGGTCAACTCTATACAGCCCTATCCCGTCTCCGAACGCTTAACGGTCTCCGATTATTGAACCGTCTTTCCCCTGAAATGTGCATCCGCGATGAATTCATTGACGAAATTTACAAGTTTCAATACGAACCAACCGGAACACCGATCACCGACTTTATGAGCAAATTCCAAACCGCCAACTGAGAAACACAATTATTAGAAATACTAATATTTCAGCCCCTTTCGAGGGGCTTTTATTGAACTTGATTCATTAACTTGACTTTAACAAATATACTACTTTGTTTAATTTTTTGACCCCAATTTTTCCGTCCCATATACTTGATCCGTACGATATATATTAAATATAAATCATATTTAATTTCTCTTCTCGCGTAATAAATATATATAGAAGAAATAAGGCGAAAAAGGCTATGTTATGAATTATAATTCAAAAGTTATTTTTACGTAAAGCCACTTTTGTAATCCAAAAATAATGCTTACATTTGGCGAATTTAATCATGTACTTATGAACAAACAAAGAAAAGAACGTAAAGCAAGATATGACAGAAATGTTATATATGATATTAAAGCTAAGCGGATAGATCGGAAGGAAATTGAATATGAGAAATTCTTAGAATGTGTTAGCGCAAACTTTGATAAGAATCCATATTTAACTATGGGTGAAGTTTGTGCTATTTGTGGGAAGACATCGCAATCGGTTAGGAGTAGGAAAATGGTTGATCCTGACTTTGAAAAAAAATGGGATGACATTATGCAATGTCGGCAGGATACGATTAATGATATTAAGAACGCAAGAAGTAATCAGGCGTTGGAATGTATCTTGAAGGGTAAGGTTTTAGAGAAACGGACAGACACGTTTAAGCGGATGCTTGGTGCTAATGGTTTGCCCGCCTGTCGGGAGAACGGCGCACCTCATATGGAATTATGGGAATCTGAAATACAATATATAGGTATCGAACCCGATCCTAAGATTGTATTGGAGGTGATAAAGCAATTTGAGGGATCGCACAAATACAGCGAAAAGGATACACAAGACGGTGGGCAAATTGTTACCACTTTTAATGTAATTTCGCGTGATGTCTATAATAATCGTATGAATAAATTAACCAATAATGAGACTAATTCTTGAGGGTGCTGGAAATCTGCCGGATTACGGGGAAGTGGATACTGGTTTATATTCAGATTTGTCCGATGCTGACATTGTTCTCCGTCGGGAAGATGACGGGGACTTGGCTACATCCTTTTCCGCTAACATATCTTTTTATGGATCGGCACGGGATTATCTCATGCGTCATTTGGTTGATTCGCCTAACTTTCGTGAAAACGGCATCATATTAAAGGTGTACGACGATTGTTGTAAGCCGGAGCAGTTGATATATGTTGGATTAATCACGGCTAAGACGATTGATTGGTGCGAAGTAGACGATTACGAACGAACTGAATGTGTAGTCAATACTTCATCTGAAGAATACACAGACGGCGTTACTTTACTGAAAAGGTTGCGAACGTCATTGATTCAAAAGAACAATATTACGCGGGACGGAAGACGCTTTTGGGACATCCCGCACGTCGAAGTGCCGTATTGCCTATTCTTTGAGCCATCAGCTATTCAGTATTTTATAATAGTCATAGGTTCGTTTATATCGCTTACATTTATCATTATGCAACCATTATTCTTCATAATTGGGGTAATTGTTGGGATAATCAATGCGATTATATCATTTCTCGGTAGTTTATTTGGCGGTGAACCTATTTCTTTAGACGATGTTTGGGACTCGGCAACTTCCGGTTTCGATCAATTCCGTTCCATATTTACAGAACAACTACCTAAGTGGATGACGGGTTGCGGGGATGCACATTACGGTGTATTGGTTCGTTCGTATATTAACAATGCGATATTTGCAGTTGACCCTACCGTTACGTTTGAATCGAGCATACTTAATAATCCGTCGAATGCTTATTATAACTTATGTTTACTCAATTCGCCGAATGATGAAGGCAGGGAGGACTTCCACGACTATACGAATGTTAATGGAAATGCTTATGTTTATTTCAGTCGTAACGCTCCCAACTGGACATTAGGGGAACTATTGGACAGATTAGCAACCGTTTTTAACGCTGAATGGTATTTGGATGGGACGGTCTTACGATTTGAAAAACGTTCATCCATTCGGCGGTTATGGTTAGACTTATCGAGCGATGACGTTCCGCCCATCAAATCTAAATGCTTCTCCTTTGAAGACCCACCCTATCCCGTCGGCGCACGCCTGACTTACCAACCGGACAATTACGATACTTGCACTGACCGCGCGAAATACTTATTTGATGATACCGTACCTTTCGAGCCGGCTGGCGCAAATCAAGACGGGTTTACAGATATTCATTTCCAATTTGCCTCTATGCGCGGACGCGGGGATAATCTTGCACCCGATCCTTTGGAAGTATTCAGCCCCTTATTTGATGTATTCGGGTTCTTTGGTTTAGACATTGTTAAGCCTGAATGGGAAGATGTGATGCTTTTGTCGTCCGGCAAGATAGGTGTTCCTAAATTAGTTTGCTTGGAGAATAATTACGATCCAAAGCAAGCATATGTTGTACGATTCCCATCATCAGACGGAAAGAACTATAACTATCCGATGTGGGTTGATGCGTCTCTACCGGCTTATAATCCGTTTGGGCGTTATGACAATCAGCCTAATTCTATCAAACGATCATCTTTATTTCCGAACCTCTGGCAGTTCTTTACCGACCTTGATCCAATAAATCAAGCTGTATTAGTAGGTCGTGGTGTTGAGTTGGAAATTGATAAAGAATGTGAAATTTTTGAAGGATTGTTTAATTCGTTAGGACAAATCAATTTTAATCTGTCTATTCGTATTAAAGCCGGCGGGAACTACATTTTAGCGCAAGTGAACGAGGTACAGGTGAAGCCGACGACATTAGTTATTAAGGCAAAGTATTGATTTATGCAACCCATAATCACAGACGATTAATATAGGGATTATTTTGTTAAGTTATTAAATATATTTACATAATGGAACTTATTGACAGAATCACCCCCGAAGTCATCAGAAAAACCTATCAATCGTTAGGTTATCCATTCTTTACAAATGGAGACTTTAACCTAAATCTCGGTATCATTCGTTCGGAGAATCGGAAAGCAGATTTATTCGACGATGTTGCCTATATCGTTTACAAAGATTCAAGATATTTCGGAAATGAATTTCAGATATTCAAATGTTGGGCAACTGCTGATCCGGGCAGGGATCACCTTGTTAACCCGCAATTCCCCGAAGCCAAAATAGGCGGAACGGCTATTGTTGCCGAAGGTTTTTATCGTGGCTTATATTCATTAGGTTGGTATCATGGTACGAAAGCACTTATCCCCGTTAAGCCTATGGCTGTTTACCGGGACAAAAACCGTGATGATATGTTAGACCTTGACCCGAAAACGATTCAGTGGGGGAACTGGGGGACGCTGTGGCACGATCATTTACAGGCGTTGGATAAAGCCTTGCGGGTTGGCAGATCATCGGCAGGATGCTTTAATATGCAAACCCGGAAAGATCACGAAAGGTTTATGTCTATCTGCGAATCTGGTATCAATCGTTGGAAGACCCCTATATCGTTGGCGGTCGTGGCAGAAAGGAGTTTGGTGTTATGATGGAGGGTATTGTATTACGGAATTAGTTAACTTTGCACTATGGCAGAACCTATTATCCGATTAACCAAAGACGTATCAACAAAACAAAAGTTGATAGATTTTATCAATTCAATTCCTGATCAGGTTTTGGAAAGTATGTGGCTATTAGAACCAAAGACTAAAGTCAATAAATAACGAACGATTCAAGGACTTAAAACACGTAACTACAATAGAAATAGTTACTTCTGAATTTATCAATACGTTCCAAGACTAAATTTTATGCTTAACCTGACCACCCCTACTATCCTGCCCGGCACGCTTTCGATTAACCGTGCGCTTGCGTCCCCTGCTTTCTTCAGCGCGGAGGTAACCACTGACCGTAATTTCGCCAATATCAACGAACTGCTATTAGGTATCAAGTTAGGCTTATGGGTACAGGCAACATATACGGATGGCAATGTTTTCCCGTCATCCGCGTTCTTTGAGGCTGTGCCTAATTCGCCCACGTCGGGGGTATGGTATGACACGGATTGGATTGGTAATGTGTCGGCACAACCGGGCAAGATGCAAGTTATGTGGACGGATTTGGGCGGTGGAACGGGGACTAAGATTAGCATTCGATTCTATTTCTTAGCACAATACGACATTCAAGATGTGTATAAGGATATATTTTACAACAATCGTGATAAGTTCTTAAAGGATTCCCGCAATTCATCATCAATACTTGACAATAATGCCAATTCTTCTGACGTTTATTCTACTCCAAGATATTTCCGAGCCACGCTATTCATACGGGATACTGCCGATAGCGACAAGCTGTACAAACAGCCCTTCAGTGTTGCTAACCGGTTGCGATTTTATGAGCGAGACGTTAACAACGCGACACCACTTTTACAGACTAACCTATTCCAACTCGACAGAGGTGGAGTTGTTACTGACTTAGTTACGACCGCACCTACATTAGTTCGTATTCAAGTAAAGGATGTTTCCATGCCGTCCGGGTGGGACACCGGTGCGCAAGTCTTTCTATTCCTGATTCAAACGTCGGATAACGATACTAATATTACGCGGGATCAAAACTATTTAACGAGATATGTTGAAGCGGTATCATTAACCACCCCTTTGGACGCGAATTATGGCTTATCAAACGGTGTTTGGACGTTCCCTAATTCGGGTATTACGAATCTCGGGGGTGGAATCTACCAAGTCGAATGTACAATAGACGGTTCACAGTTGGTTAACGGGAAAAAGTATCGCATCATTCATGTTTGGCGATCGAATAACGCAGGCTTTCCGACAGAGGTTTACCCGGCAGGGATGAGTGTTAATGAACATGACTTTTCGTTTATATCACAGGAGTTCCTATGTACTGGCCCTGTGGTTGTGCCGAGCCTTGCAGGTGTTACGTTGACTGAAAACTCTATATCCGATTACCTACAAACATATGGTTCTTATTTGAGGGTTACAGTAGCGGAGCGGTTACTATCTCGAATACAGTTGGATACAACGGCTTATGATAATGATGTTAACCGCGTAAAGACCTTTTTGCAGGCAATTAGGACGATAAAAGTGCTGTTTTATAGCGTAAATGCCGACGATTCTAATAAATTGGACGTATTTACGGAGCTAAATGCCACTAAGTCAGTGGCATGGTCAGCGGACTTAGGTTTGTCGGTAACTGAACCGGCGGGCAATGCTATCCGTGTGGAGTTTGGTTATCGGACGCGGTATGAAGATAACATCCCGAATATCTATACACTGAACGGCACAGCGATTGAACCCGCTTTATCTAATATGAATTGGCGGAGGCGGGATATACGCATACGTATTGACTTCACACTGAAAAACAAAGACGCAAATACGAACGCGGATTTAGACGACGTTTATCGTTTGGAGCAACTGATAAAGGTAAAAGATTTTGACCCGCCGAATACCGCCGGCGAACTTACGTCTGAATTAACGGATGAAAATGGGAATGAAATACCCTTTGCTTGCGATGGTGAGGGTACATGGACGGCCTGTTTCACTAAACAGGCGGACGCTTATTCATACAAGTTCTTAGGTGGAATTGAGCGAGAGCCTTACGGATTAGTGAACTTAAAAGAAGAAGAAAGTTTTGATTCACCCCACCTAACGACTGCTGGTAATGATATACTTTCAAACGTTGATGAGAACTTTGTGGGTAACGTGGCGTGTATGGACATAGATGTATCGAAACTGGATTACCGAAAAACGTATCGGGTATTGGGAATAAAGAAGCGGGTAACTAATTTAGGTCATGGTGGAAATTTTTAAGTATGACCAAAACGACGTAAATCTTGTGGGTTAAGCCATGAACACCGTTCAAAAGACGGTGTTTTTAATTGTAATAACATCATAAGTTAAACTAAGTGAAACTTAATCGAAATAGTTGCGCGGGTAAAATCGGTGCTATATCTTTGTACAATCAAACACAGACAAATGGCAAAGCTAAACGAAATCATTGGAGCGGAGGAACATAAAAAATCCGCAATAAACATTTTGCTTCAGGACACCGCTAAATCTTTCTCTAAACCCGAACGCTATGTTGGATACACAGAACGCTTTGAACCTAAGGCGGTAGATGAAAACGGCAATTCGGAAAGTGTTGATGTAACTGATAAGGAAGTAGAGGCAACTGTAAAGACAGAACTACTATTCCTTGCTGACCAAATCGGGGACATATTTAACATTACCTTGTCGAAAGAAGAAACGAACGCTTCCGGGAATGCAAAAGCAAACCTAATTATTGACGGGGAAGATTATGGTTCGTATTCCGCTATTTCGTTTTTAGCTTTGGGTAAAATGTTGGTTCGTTTACGTGAGATTTACGACAAAATACCTTTGCGAGATACTGCTAAACGTTGGGAGCAAATACAATCCAACGAAAGATCAGAACGTTGGCAATCTAATACCGAATCGAAAGATAAGTTGAAAAAGATGTTGCGTTTTCAGCAATTCAACGACCTTACAGGAAAGCATGATTTCAAGATTGAGAAGTGGACGGATGATGTTCCGATCGGCAAGGTACATAGAACATATTTTTCCGGTGCAACTGATGTTCACACGAAGGCAATGTTATTGCAACGGATTGATAAGATCATTGTTGCAGTTGACAACGCACGGATTCGGGCAAACCAATGTGAAGCTGTACAAGTCAAATTAATGGATCGTTTGTTTGACTATTTACATAAAGATTTATTTTCAGCCAAGTCTTAGTTTTAGATTGAGTTTTACGGGAAACTGTAAAGATGTAGGTTCGATTCCTACCCTCTACACAAAGTAAAAATTTTCATATGTGGAGGTGGCGCAACGTTGACGCAAACAGTGGAACAAAACAGGTTTAGTTTAGTGCTGAAAGACTTAGATTCCGGGTTGCACCCTTAAAACCAGATATGTTACAACCGAAAGTCAGGGGTTCGATTCCCCTCTCCTGCTCAAAGCAAACTTTTATCAAGCGGGAGTACCTCAGAGGACAGAGGAGCGGTATAAGACTAAAAATATCGAAGTTTTATGGCTAAAACGCCCAAAACCAAAAACACGGGGCGGGAACAGGGAAAAGACCTGCCCCTTTTTATTGACGAAACAATACATCCCGAATCATGCTAAAAACAACAATCATAGGATACTTAGGTCAGGACGCGACGACGAAAGAAGCATCGTCCGGCAACTGGGTTATCAACTTCGATGTAGCGCATACCGAAAAGTATAAGGATGAGAAAAGGACGGTATGGGTAAAATGTGCATATTGGCGAAAAGCCGATCAGTTGAAAGTGTCTGAATACTTGAAAAAGGGAACGCAAGTGTACGTAGAAGGTAAGCCGTCAACCGAACACTACACGGATAAAAATGGTACGATTGTGAGTAGGTTGGTAATTACTGTAAATGAAGTGCAACTACTGGGGGGTGGTAATGCAAACGGCGGGGAAGGTGCAACACAATATAAAGGCGAATCTTCATCCGCGCCGGCAAATACCGGTCAGCCTGACGCGGGGGATAATGATTTACCGTTTTAGATATTTATATATGGCAAGTTACCGAAGTGGTCATATGAAACCAACTAACCCACGCGGAGGCAAAATAGACTTCACCATCCCTGAAATGTTCCCACTGATCGAAAGCGGAACGAAACATATTACGATTCGTAAACATCATCTTGAAAGTATACTTAGGTAATCACCTTTGGAAATCAATCATGGCTAACATAACCTCACCCGAAATCATAGACGCTTTGGCTGCCGGCAAGTGCATTGACCGCGCAAGCACAATGAACGAAGAGCCGTATCCGATTTACAAAAATGAATCAGGGTACTTGTTTGTCAAAAGAGACGTACCGACGAAAACGCCTGCACCCGCTATTTTTTCACTTGAAGACCTTAAAGCAACCGACTGGGAGATCGTACCAAATGAACCATCAACCACTTAACCAATAACCAAACATGGCATCACTAATACCCGCCTTGAGTTATAAAGCGAAATCTGCATTACTTGATAACATTCCGCTTAACTATCTTGCGAAAGTGCAAGAATCAGACGGCTACAAGAACGCACCGGAAACCGAGCCTACTTTACGTGAGAAACTTCAAACCGAAGTACATAAGATACTTGACAAAATTAGCTTTAAGGAATTTTTCAACCACCCTAACCGAAACAAGAAATGACGAAAACTAAATTCATCCTCCGCACCGCCTTCTACCTCACGGGTACAGTACTTAAATTCGCGTTTGTGCTGTGGCTAACGATGGCATTTACCGCCCCGAAAAAACGCTGGTACTATTATCAGATCAAAGGCTGTAAAGTTGAACGTATCTACTGTCTTGCCTTAACTGTATCGGGAGGCTGTCTATACGCTGAATATGGGAACGAATCACAACGTAAGCTGATTCATTGCGGAACGTTCAAGATTATTGATAGGTAGAATGCTTTACGTAATCCGATATGACACTTGGACTATCGAAGCAACCGACGTTCACGACCTTCGAGACCCGAAATTTGCGACGGAATTGGAAGCGGAGGAGATAATGCTTTCGGAATTAGAAAACCGTCTTAAAACTTTGCGCAAGGGCGATAACGCTTATTGGTATAAGCGTTGGGAGGAACGTCTATTAACTTGTCAAGAGCGAATCCAAAAACTTAAACAAATGATTTAGTAAGCTAATGAAACATCTCCTCCTCATCCTAACCATAGGGACGGCTTTCGCCTGCCGTCCCTCCCTTCAAAAGTGCAACGATCTGTATGGTCATTGCGGACGTATTGATACGTTGACGCGTACGATTGAATATAGGGATACAACTGTTATCACTGATTCCGACACCTTAGTATCATTTGTTCCTGTGATGCAACGCGACACATTAACGGTTAATCGTATCATTGAGCGTTACCGAAAATCACAAGTCAAAGGGACAGATATTCGTTTCTATTGGGTGAATGATTCGACATTGAAAGTTGAATCTATTTGCCCGCGCGATACGGTGCGGATTAAGGGCAAGGATCGTATCGAAGTGCGTACGCAAGTTAAAACGGAGCGCATCGAAGTGATGCCCGGGTGGGTGAAGTGGGTTGGAATCGGCGCGGGCGTATTCGGGTTCTTGATGCTCTTGGGGTTAATTTTAGCTTTAATAAGGAGATAGTTATGTGGGCAGTTAATTATTTACATGAAAAATATCGCAAAGCCAATCCAGATGAAATTAAGAGCTTTGAAAAACAATCATGCGATGAAAGAAATCCTAAAGGATTTTGACAAGAAAGACGTCGACAAAGACGATATTCACAAAGTTAACTATTAAACAACATGTCAAGAAAACCAGTAGAGCCGGAAAAAATCGAACGGCTAAAAGAAATGTACTTGCAGGGTAGCAAACTTGCCGACATTGCAGTTGAAATACAGGTACATAAGGCTACGGTTGCAAGATACATAGGACAACTCGGATTATTGCGCGATCTATGGTCAGATGAAGAAATATCTATACTGAAAGCCAATGTACACCTGAGTTACCGCAAAATTTCCGCATTGCTAAACGGTGCTAAAACATGGTATCAGGTTGAACATATGATTAGAAAAATGGATTTACGCAAAGGAAGATCGGACTGTCTTACACGAAAATACCTTAACATTCGCGAATTGGAACAATTCAAAAAGGATTATCCGAATTACACAACAAAGGAACTCGCGATCAAATATGGTATTTCGGCAAGCCAAATTAAAAGTAAAGCGCGCGAATTTGGCTTAACAAAGGCTTATGAAACCAATAAACCATATACAGATGAAGATATTGCGTTTATAGAGGAATGGTATGGAAGGATCCCGGCATCACAGATCGCAGCCAAGTTAGGGCGAACAAAGGATCAAATTAATTCATTTATTTATCGACACGGGATTAAGAAAAATGAAAGGCAAGTACGGGAGGAAGATTTATAACATCAAGGGCGTTAATGCACTACGGCCAAACAAACGACCGTTTGAAGATTTGTTCAACAAACCCCTAATCGAAATGCCAAAGCCAACGACCTACGAATCCCCGAAAGATGAATATAGGTTAGCACGTATCGCGTCCTTCCCGAAAGACGAAGCTGTATTGCATGAATCATGTGTGGATTGGTTTTATGAATACACGGAAGCGATGGGGTTGGATACGATCCTAAACCACACAGCCAACCAAGTTGGCGGGTATCGCGGAGCATCCGCAAAGCGCAAGGGCTATCATGCAGGTTTTCCCGACATTTCAATTTTCCACGTGAAGCGGAAAATACGCATTCATAAGGGACTGTTTGATGATGTTGAAACGAAAGAAGAAACGATCCTGCATTGCGGTCTCTTTATCGAACTGAAAACACCAACGGGGCGCATTGACCCACTCCAATTAACAACGCATGAAACTTTACGCAAGCAAGGTTACAAAGTCGAAATCATCCGTACCTATCAAGACTTTAAGCAAACCGTTATCAATTACTTTAAGGATGAATAGCAGAATCAATACGCCCGAAGAAATACTATCCTTTCGTATTCAGCAAGGCATACGCCGGAAACAATTAACATTAACCGAATTTTCCATAAGAATAGGTAAGAAAAATCCAAGATGTGTTTATAATTGGATAAATCTACGTACTAAGTGTAATCAAACGATGTACCCTAAAATAGCTGAAGTCTTAGACATGCCTATCTACTACCTAACTACTCCACCCAGCGAATTAGAAATCTTTGAATATGAGCAACAAGAACAGACCGATTATTAAAACGAAGCATAATACGTTCCCGAAAAAGGTAACGATCACTGCACCCCTCACGTCTGACGAACGGCAAATGTATGAAACACTTGCGTATGCTGAAGTCGGCACGTTACAGGCACGAATAGCCGATATTATGGTGAGGTGTAAATTGGTTTATCAAAACCTACAAGCAATAAGGGACATTCAAAACGAAGGTTATCCCAAAGCCGACGAATCTAAATTGATTGCATTAACACAAATCAATGTTGGATATTTGAATGAAATGTTTTCCCTGATTCAATCTACCGGCGGAACGCATGACCAAATGCAACAAGATATGTCTCAACTCATTTCCGAAACGCCGACACGGACATTCGACGTGGAGAAAATTAATTGCACTACTATTGACATAAATGTCAACGGACTACGTTTGCAGAATTACGAATTAAGTAACTTTGATGCGGAAACGATTAAGGAGATTCGAAGACAATGCTCGAACTAAACAAAGCCAATTGTTTTAATATGAGTCTATTACCAAAATATACTGATAATTTCATTGAAGAGGTATATAAATCAATAGGCATTTTCGATGCAGACCCCTGCGTAAAACCTGCCTTAGAAGTTTATACGAAAGCTATGTTTGATAGCCAACGCGCGCTATTAGACCCTGCCCAAAACCCACTCACTTTCGAGGAGGTAAAGGGATGGTTTGATAAGATGTGTGAAAAAGGTAAGATTTTTTTTGAGGGGGAATGCGAACACAAAGAATATGGCAAAACGTATTATCATTATAATATAGAATGGTCTAATTTCTATTTATCTGAAGATCATTATTTGAGGTCTTTGCATGGTAATGGGGAAAAGTTTATTTACAATGATTTGCTCGTAGATCATAAGAATTGGTATTCACTTTTTGATGAAGACCTATTAGGTGTTCCCGTATTAACCATTTTCGGACAAATGAAAGGATACTTTGAGATATGAACTTGCCACTAAACCAAATCATTTGCGGAGACTGCTTAGAAATCATGCGCACTATGCCGGACGAATCCGTGGACGTGGTGGTTACGAGTCCGCCTTATAATTTAGGGAAGCAAAGTTCAAAAAACAAACTGCATTCATTTGGGTATGATTCCTATTCTGATAATATTCCATATGAAAAATACGTCAAATGGCAAAGGGATATATTATCGGAATGTTTGCGATTAATAAAGCCAACAGGCGCAATATTCTACAATCATAAACCACGTATTCAAAAAGGATTATTGGACGATCGTTCAAGTATAGTCAATGGGTTACCGCTAAGGCAGATTGTTATTTGGGCGCGAGATGGTGGGCATAACCACGAACCATCTTTTTTTACACCTACTTATGAATACATATTTTTGATATGCAAAAAGGCTTACAAGGTTAGGCAGGATGCCTGCGGGATAGGCGATGTTTGGCGTATTTCGCAGGAAAGAAATTCAGATCACCCATGCCCGTTCCCGCCCGAAATTCCCCGCCGGTGCATTGCCTCTTCCTTGCATAACCAAATCGTTTTAGACCCGTTCTGTGGGAGCGGAACGACGTGTGCGGTAGCCAAGTCTTTGGGATGTGATTATATCGGTATTGATATTTCGGAAAAGTATTGCCAAATGGCACGCGAAAGATGTTCCGATGTAACCCGCTTCTTTGAACCCTTAAATGCTGAATTGTTCTAATGAAAAATATCCGATCATTCCTCCGCAACTACTTTCGCCTGATATTAACAACGTATTTTCAAATACTATTTGTCAATGCGAATGCCTATTTTGTAGCGAATAACATGCCGATGCTAATCATTCCGGCATGTTTCGCAATATCCTACCTTTGGACTTTGAACGTGAAGAAAATCGCCTTCGGTGGAATATGGGATCGTGTGATCTATGCAACATCAGCGTCGCTCGGTGGGGTTTCGGGATACTATTTATCATCTTACCTAAGTCGTTTATTCTAATGGGAAAATTTACCTTTATAGACCTATTCGCAGGCATATAAGCAGTTCGGTAACTCGGTCGCCGTGCCTGCAATTCAGGCAACTGCAAATCAATTACTTAAATCCTTATCCCAATGCTCGCATTAAACACAATCCATCACGGCAACTGCTTTGACCTTTGCCCCTAATCCCCGACGGGAGTATTGACGCGGTTATTACTGATCCGCCCTATGAAACAACAGGCTTACATTTCGACAAGCCGGGTCGCATTGATTGGGATTTGTTCTACTCTGAAATGCGACGAGTGCTGAAAATTAATGGCTGGTTTTTCATGTTTGGGACATTGGAGATGTACGCTAAGGCAATGCAGTATTTTAGATTTAGATTTGATTATGTTTGGGTAAAGGACCATTTCGCTTTGATGAGTCAATCGGCAATGCGACCTTATCGAATACATGAGCATTGTTTTGCGTTTCTGCAAAAGGACTTAGAGAAAGTTTCGACGGCGGTATTGAAACGAGATGAATTAAAGACGTATGGGCATGAGGCCTATTCGCGCGCTTCATGTGTTAAAGACGGCGAATGGATTAAGTCGATTGGTGGCGGAGCAGTTATTACGCCGGATCATAAAAACCAGACTTGGCGACACGGCACAACTGTCCTTTATTATTCGCGCGAATCCGGGTATGGGCATTGCACGGTAAAGCCTGTTGCTATGTTGGAATACATCCTCAAAGGCTACACGAATGAAGGCGATACGATCTTAGACCCGTTCATGGGTTCGGGAAGTACGGCGGTTGCCTGCCAGAATACCAATCGGAATTACATAGGTTTCGAGATGCACGAGCCTTACGTCAAAATCGCCCGCCAAAGGCTCGCCACCGCACGCAACCTATTCACTGATCCTAAGTTCACAGAAACGCAAGATGATGCAACAGGGGTAACGGAAATTAAGCAAGAAGAGATGTTTTAATGAAGTATCCTTTAATGAACGAAATGCCTATCGAAATATTGGTAACAATTCTTTTCGATGTGATTGCAAAAGGCGAATCCGTAGGTGATCTTAAATGCGTTTCTATATCTAAAGATAGTAAAACCAAAACGATTGAATGGAAGTGCAAAAGACAAAGGACGCATCGGTTGAATTGGTATCATTCCGGTGTGTGTTGCTAAGTCTTTTACTAATTTCATCAAATTATTAAAGACTTAGTAAAAGAAAACTGTTGATTATCAATGGTTTTATCTAATAGCTTTAATAATTTCTTTAATAGTC